CTTATATATTGATTGCACTGGTTTTAAGGCTATTTTAAACAATGTTCCTGATCGAGTTACTCTAGAGGGTAGATTATTCTGTGACACTGCTATTGCTGCTCATGTGCCGTACGAAGATATTGATAAAGAATTGCATCCGTATGTTATCTCTGAACAGGTAGAGCATGGCTGGGTATGGAATATTCCAGTTCAAAGTCGTATTGGTTCGGGATTGGTGTTTAATAGATCGATAACCGATCCTGAAGATGCTAAGGAATTTTTATGCAAATATTGGAATAATCGAATCAAGAAAGAAAATTTAAAGGTAATCGATTGGACACCGTTTTACAATAAAAATATCTGGCATGAAAATGTTTGCTCAATTGGTTTGAGTGCAGGATTTATTGAACCGCTCGAAAGTACGGGCATTGCATTAATTATCGCAGGCATTGAACAGCTGGCATTTGCAATCGAGCCAAGAGGATATACTGATATTCATAAAGACTATTACAATCTAGTAATGGCTGGATACTTTGAAGATGCTATTGATTTTGTAAGTATGCACTACGAGAATGTTGAAAGAGACGAGCCATTTTGGAAATGGGTTAAAGAAACTTGGGTAAAATCTGATAGACAAAAACATTTTGAAGAACAACTGTTATGTACAGATCGCCACTTACCGATCTCAGGGTTTGGATATATGTTCTGTGCAAGTAATTGGGTATGTTGGTTTATGCAGTTAGGAAAGAAAATGATGCCAGCGAACGATGGAATAACTAAAGAACAGGCATTGTCGGCTATGTTAAGATGGCGCGAATTTGAAGAAAGTCGCAAGACTCGATCTGTCCCTCATCGAACTTATATAAACGAACTTAACAAAAATAACAATGGCATCATTTAATACACTCCAAGATGAAATAGATTTTTTTGCTCCGAATCCCGAACTAGGGGTTCGAGTTCATCATTTTGATAACGACGAACGAGTAGTAGTCATTGACAACTTTTACAAAAATCCTGAACAAATAAGAGAATTGGCGTTATCTATACCCCGAACCCATAATCCTAAATTTTTACATGGGCTTCCAGGTTCGCGGGTAGAAGCAGCATATTATTTTGGACACCTTGGATATATTTTTAATAATGTGATCAATAATGTATTTCAAGAAGATATGGACCATGTTGAACCTAGCTATATTCAAGATTGCTTAAATCATGCTAGATTTTTAGTTAATATTCAAAATTCAAATCTTCCACCCAGAGTGCCACATGTAGATTGTAGCTATGTTGGGAGATTTGTCGCAGGAGTTTATTTAAACTTACCCGAAGAGTGTTCAGGTGGCACATCCTTTTATAAATTTAAAGGTAGCAAACATGTTGACCTAGATAATATTGATCCCGATCTTACTATGTATGATCGATATTTGTTAGAATCAGATGGTCATCATTGGGAAAAACTTTATCAGGTAGAGATGAAATTTAATAGACTGATACTATATCGTCAAAATATCCTTCATACGCCGTATATATTACCTGATACATTTACCGACGAATGCCCTAGACTTAATCAAATGTTTTTTATGTGATGGAAATTTCAACTATAGTTGTGGACAACTTTTTAGACAAACCCGACCTTGTGCGGAATTCGGCATTACTATTGCCGTTTGATGCAACGGGCCCGTATCCGGGTAATCGAAGTGATCGTGCCGAACGTGATTATGAAAAGTATGTTCAGGAAAAAATCGAAAGTGTACTGAATCGAAAAATTAAAGAATTTAAACAAGATAGTTTTAGATTTCAACTATGCACTGAAAATGTAGAAACATGGGTTCATATGGACGAAACTGATTGGGCAGCAGTTTTATACTTGACTCCAGATGCTCCGTACGAATCCGGAACAGGAATTTATATCGACACAGGGCATTCTTATGAATTGATAACCGGTATCGGAAATGTTTATAACCGATTAGTTATCTATCGAGGTACATTATTGCATAAGAGTATTTTACCAGGGTTTGGTAACAGCAAAGAAACCGGAAGGCTAACTCAGGTATTCTTTTTTAACACGGAAAATTAATATGGGAAGAAAGTTATTTGTAGGGTGCAGTCATTCTATGGGCTATATAGATCCTCAAGAACACTGGGATCGCGGACCTTACCATATCTGGCAAGATAATAATTATGCGGAAGAATACGCAATACAGAATCAGCAAAAGATTGTAATTTACGCAAGTAGCGGTTGCGGTAATAGAGAATATGTAAACTTTGTTGCTGACGCTTTTCAAAAGTATGACGACATTGACGAAGTTTTTGTACAGTCTACATACTGGGGAAGATTTCCACTAGTAATCAACCCAGACTTAGACGAAAAGAAAATATTCCCATTGGACTTTTTCTATTCTAAAGATAGACATGACGAGTTAGTTGATAGATATAGTATCGGTATGGTCCAACAAAACAAATATCTAATGGCTTATGCAAAAGCCAAGCACGACGACTATACCCGTAATAGGTACATACCGACAACTAGTCCTAACAATCAACCGAGTCTAAATCAATCATCTTACATGTACATACAAATGTGGCATTACTGTCAAACTCCGTTGGAACAACAAGATTATCTTAAAGATGTTTTTATGCTAGACACGTTATGTACACGTAACAACGCAAAAATGTATCTCTGGAATATTAATGACAGGTGTTTTATTCCTAACGAAGTTACGTCTTTTTATTCACAACTACAATCAACCACTGTAACAGATATTGACGCCATGTCCTATCTTAAAAACTTCAGTGACAAAGACTTAGAGAAAGAAAAAGTTGATTCAGAACACTACAACAAATACGTACACCAGCTAATAGCAAAGCATTATATTCCCTACTTAAAAGGACTAGCATGAGCGATATAGAAAAATTTAGAATTCCAACAAACCCTATTATTGGCACAAAGTGCGTAATAGGATTAGCTAGAGACGGGGTTCTGAATCACGAAGTATTACCGTGCGTATCGCGCCCCGAACAATTCATGCCGATTGAGAATAGCTTAGAAGCGGTTGCCGACCTTCGCCACAAAGGGTACAAGATTGTTGTAATAACTAATCAACCAGGCATCGGCAAGGGAATTATGACTCCGCAAGACGTTGACACTATTCATAGCTACATGCTAGATTTATTAGGAAAAGCAGGATGCCCAAGTATTGACGGAATTTATTATGCATCTGGCACTGACAAGCGAGATCCGTTTGTTAAACCCGGTGTTGGCATGTTTCAGAGAGCAGAAGAGCACAACAGAGCCCTTAAATTTAGTCAAGGTTTTTATGTAGGGCATACTATTGCTGATTTAAAAGCAGCTTTAAAAATAGGAGCCCGCCCAGTTTTAGTAAGAACTGGGAAAGGACTTACTACTGAAAAAGAGCTAAATAAATACGCATATAAGACAATCAAAGAAAAAACGTATATCTTTGATTCACTAGCTGATTTTGCAGCTAACTTAGATTAAGAGAAACAGGAGACAATTATGCCATTTGCATTAAAAAGACCTAACGCTATCAACCCTCGTGTAAAAGAGTGGAAAAGCCACGATCCAGATGGTGACGGATATACAGAAATTATCAAGTATAAAACCCTTGAAATTGCTGAGAAAGCCGCCAAACGATGGGGTCCTAATGTAGAAGTTGTAGAGGTGCCATGGAGCCCAACACTGGACGTAAATTATCCAGACTACGACGAAAATTATATGAACGACTAATATAAAGTCAGTTCAATATCGCCCTCCGGGGCGATTTTTTTTGGCCTGTTTCGAAGTAATGATATATACTTGATGAGTACACAAAGCCACTGGGCAACACATTTTTACGTAGGGCAAGTTAAAGATCATGATAAGATTCTTGATGCAATGCTTCCTTATATCAACGACGATTCCAATTTTATCCAACCATGGATTTATTCAAATTGCAAATCTACTTGTCAGCATCCAAATAATAATTCCCTCCCCTGGGATGTATTCTACAATGCTATTAGACCAAATATAGAAGAATTCCTAGCTTCGTTGAACCCAACATGCGCTTATAAAATCAGTAGTGGCGAAGTATGGTTAAATGTATACGGGCAGGGCGGATTTCAAGAGATTCATGATCACGCATTTCCGGATAGATCATTTTCGTGTGCATACATATTAGAGCAACCTGATGGAATCGATGGCGGGAAATTAGTATTTGAGAATACAGCGTTTCCTATAATTCAGATGTCCGGTCTCAATAGAATTTTTGATGCTTTTAATTATGAAAAATTTATTCCCGAAATAACTTCTGGAACACTGGTTATATTTCCTAGCTGGGCAAAACACTACGTCCTTCCGAACTACACAACAGATCGACGATCAACAATTAGTGCAAATTTTTCAGTTGAAGGAAATTACAAATAATGGTTACGGCCGTACACATTATTGAACAATATACAAATGATGTACCTCACCTTGATAGGACTTTATTTTCTCACTTGTTAGGAACTTATAATCTACTAAAAAGTCAAGGAAAGCCAGAGTATGTGTGTTTAGCTGGGCTATATCACTCAGTGTACGAAACAGAATATTTTAAATTTAATACACCATTCACTAGAGAATGGGTGGCTAGTATTATTGGTATCGACTCTGAACAATTGGTATATGAGTTTTGCAATACTGTACCGCGCACAACTAATTTAATAGATCGCAGGGGAGAGTGGACTGATCAAATGTATGCTGACCTAATTGATATTGATCTTGCTAATATGATAGAGCAGGGATATTACAATGATGTAATTAAGACTCTAGAAGCGATCCGTAAACATTTAGTAATAGGGGGATAACATGCACAAACATATTAAGAATTTAATTCCAGAAAGTTATAGTAATTTTTTACTAAATGAATTTGAAAATAATGTAAATTGGATGTTCACTCCTAGTGCAAGCAACGTCGGCGAAAACTATGATTCATCTGATCCTTGCATAAGAGATAGTACTCAATTTGTCCATGCTATCCACGGATATAATAATTCCATGAGCCCACTTTTTCAATCAGTAGTTCCTATTGTGTGGTTTTTTGAAAAAGAAACAGGAATCAAGATTAAAAATATTTTAAGAATAAAAGCAAATTGCCTGGTAAGAGACGGGAGTGATCAAAAATATAATCCGCCACATGTTGATGTAGTCGAACCCGGATATATTAGTCTTGTGTATTACATTAATGATTCGGATGGTGATACCGTATTGTTTGACAAAGTTATTTCACAAGGGCACAATAATTTAACTCCTATTGAGAGAGTAACTCCTTGCAAGGGAAGCTTGTTTATGTTTCCTAGTAATCAGTTACATGCAAGCTCATGTCCGATTAATAATAAACAGAGATTAGTAATCAATTTTATTTTGGAACCGCTATGCTAAGAATTTTATCTAGTATGGAACCGTTAACTGAATTTGCGCCATCGTGGCATATTCCTATGTGGTCTGCAATATATCCTAATCAGCAAAATATTGATATAATGAGAGTATGGATTGAAGATAATGAGCAACGATTAATTGACAAGTATTCAAATATAGATGTTCGCAATGACGGGGGGACCGGGTTGGGTCTAAATAGTTTAACTGCTCAATATAACAAATTTAATTTGTTTCAAGAAACATGCGGTATCGAAGAATTTGAAGATTTTTTAAAGTTCATTCGAGTGCAGTATATTTCGTTTATGAAAGAATTGAACTGTCCGTCCCGTAGCTGTTATCTATACTCGTGGGCAAATGTCATGAGACCTGGCCAAAGTGTAGATAAACATAATCATGGTGCTACACATTATGCCTATCTAAGTGGAAATATGCACTTCGATAATTATGAAACTATTACTAGATATTATAATCCGTACGGTGATGTACATTATGATTTTGAAAATGTGAAAGGAGGATTAACATTCTTCCCTAGCTACTTAATGCACGGAACTAACGATCATCTAGAAAAGAAGAACAGAGTATCTATGGCATTTGATTTATTGGATAAGTCATATATGTACGACCATGATACTAATTGCATAGATTTTGATAATGCTTAATAATATACAAATATTCGACAACCTAATGTCTCCTTTTCAAGAGGATTATTTTCATTCGATTATTTTTGGCAAAACTAGCCTAGACTCTAAGCAAGAGGTATTGCCGTTAGTTGATTTTACAGTTAAATATGAACTCACTGCCCAAGAAGGCACACAACAACCTCCGTTGAGTATGATGCATATTTTAAAATCAAGTCCTAAGTTG